CTTTCTCATCTTATCGGTAATAGCAATATTGGCTCCGTATTCATTAGCCGCCGCATATGTTAAAAGTTTTGAATCGCTTTCGCCAACTATACCAATTTTTACTTTCTTCTTGTCTAGTTGTCTTAATCGTTCTTTGAGGTCATAATTGATTGTAGATTTAACAGACAAATAATGACCCCCTTACATGAATTAAAAGTCTTTCGAATTGTGCTGCGTAAAATGTGGCAGAGCCAATTGCAATATTTGAATCGAGTCCGACACTTACATCGCCAATGGATTCTGAGTTAATTTCGTTTGGGATACTACCGGTTGACTCTAGCGTATCATATGTCTTGAGTCTTTGCAATTGCGAAAAATAGTCGTTATCCTCTGCAATGCCAAACCCTTTCACTATCAATTTGGCATCGTCTAAGTGTAACTGTATTTGAGTATCGGACAAAGAATCTAATCTTGTTCCTTGCCCGTCTCTTATTTGTTGCACTGTAGCTAATGCCAATTTACCGCTTCCTAAATGTCGCGACCGATGTAAACAGATTGAGGTCTACGAGCAAGAAGAGACCCGCCTTTGTAAGTCAATAGGAACTCGTTAGATCCGTATTTGTTGTTTCTTTCTTGAGTGACAGTGATGTCTCTCATTTGAGGAATACTTACATTTTGTATATCCTTTTCGTAAACCATGAAGATACTTGTTCCTGCGTTCGTGTCATAAGTCGGTGCGATTTGGTTATACGCAGGCTCGAATTCTGGCACAGTGATAATTTCAGGGATAAGAGATTTCAGCTTTTCGATCACTGGAGTAGAATCATAAACAGACCACGCTTTCATCAAAGTTACTTCTGTAGATGGACTAATAGCCATTGTCCTCGGATTGTAAAGCCCGCCGCGTCTTGCTGTTTTGTATGCAAGTAAAACATCTGCTTGGATTTCTAATCCTGTCTTATTTTCCCACTTCTTCTTAGCGGTTGCATTTGCACCGATTGCCCCTTCTGCTACTGCTACAGGAGTAATTTGTGGATGATTAAATAATCCCTTAGAATTGATAGGAGCATAGCCTTTAAGGCTAATACTGTTTATCCACTCGTGAATTAATCTTCTGCCATAGGTTGCTTTTTCGAACTCAAGATTGATTTGCCCACGCGAGTAAGTCCCGCCATTTGCATTGATAAAATTATTTTCATCAAGCTCTTCATCGGAGTAATTAAATTCTGTAGAGATAAAAAACGGCTTAAACAATACGCTGTCAAGGCTCATTGTTTGATTTGTGGTATCTTTACTTGTAGGAGGTTGCGATGTTACTGTCGCCGTTCCTTGCTTTAAGAGAATATCATATTGGTATGCTTGACCGATTGGATTAAACTGCTCAATCGGGAATAGCTTATCATATGATAACTCAAAATCTTTTGGCTTATAAATTGTTGACTCAATAATTTTTAGAGTCGATTGTCTTGTAATTCCGTTAATAGGCATTTTTTATGCTCCTCTTATGTTAAGTTGTCTAAAACTAATTTGATTGAATCGGGAAGAAAAACGATATTAGGCGCAATAAAATGAGCCCCTTCGACTACTGCCGTTTTGTCCTCATCTGCCGTTTTTGTAAATCTGCCAGGAACTTTTGCAGCATCCGAGCCATTAACTACGAGCCTAACTCTAACTGTGTCGGCTTCTGTAATCGCTTCCTCGACGTCTACTACATAGTAACCGCTTTTACCGCCTAATACTTGATCGTATTGCGAATAATTTTCGTTATCCAAATCGCTTGCATTGGTTTGATATTGTGCGACTCTTAAAGATTGCGTTGCATTGATAAGAGCTAAGTCAGCCAATGCCAAGGCAATACCGGCACCTGCTTTTCTTTGGAATGCTTGCCCGAATTTAAGAGTAGCCCCCGCCGGAATAGAATCCTTGATAGCCGCTGCATAGGCTTTTGCTTCTCTGCCAACTAATTGATCGGCGCTTGTGTTTACTGTTGCGTAATCTGCAATATAATCAGCCATAATTATTTAATACCTCTTTTGTAAAAATTCTGTTTTGCTTCTTCTAGGATTTTGTCGGCTGTGTCTAATGTTAATTTGCCGCTTGAGTCCTCATCATGTTTTGCGCTTGTATTCTTTGCAACTTCACAAGCTGCGTCGTAAGTAATTCTAAGAACGTTAGTCTCCATGGCATCAAGTTTTTCTTTTGTGTAGCTTGGAAGGAATTTAGAAATAAAAGCCTTTCTGACTTCGATAGGATTCATAGAGTCAACTTTCACGCCGAAATTTTCTGCATTACGGATGACTAGCATACTATCAGCTACTGCCGCCTCGACCGATGGAGCCGCTGCCGCTTTTGCTTGATATGCTTCGATGACTGCTTTTTGTGCATCAATTAAAGCTGTTAGTTCTTCGATGGAGTTTACTCCGAATTTGCCTTGTAAAGTTGTCATAATTGCATTAAGTTTTTTTGCATCTTCAGCAATCATAGCCGCGTCAATTGGTTTAGGAGCATCGGGCAAATCTGCTGCCGGGGTTGTAGTTGCATCCATAGGAGCGTCTTCATCTTTTTTAACTGTGGATAATACCGCTTTGTCGATAATTGCTTTGTCGATTGAATAATCTTTGTTATCTACTCGCCAAGTAATTTTAGGTGATTTAGTTTCTGTCATTGTATTTGTAGCCTCTTGCATTATTGCATAGTCTTTGTTGGAATCTAGTATTGTGCGGCACTCTTCGCCAGCCCTGCCTTTTTCGACGTGAGCTATATGATTGATCCGAATATCTCTTTGGATACAATCATATTTTTCGCCGTTATATTCACCAGCAGTCCAGTCAGTTTTTTGCTCAAAACCAATTGACACTTGTATTTGTTCGCCCGATAAGATTCTTTTTTGTAGGTCTGAATCGAAAACTTTTTCAAGTCCTGACAAAAATAATCCGTCTTGTTTGACGTTAAACACATTGCCTTTTACGAGTTTTGAATAATTGCTTGAATTGACTAAACCGGAATCTTGGTTTATATCGGGGTGATTGTCAGTGATAACAGCGCCGTTTGCAGAATCAATTGTTGCTTGAGAAAATATTTCTTCTGGCAATTTTGCTTCTTTGACTAATCGACCGTCACTATACAAATATGGGTAGACACCTGCTTTGGTTAAATTAACTTTTGCAGTGAGCATACCATTATCAAATTTGACGCTTGACAGAGTTGCGTTATCAATTCTATATTCCACGGGTCAAGAGTAGAATATAGAATATAGGTTGTAAATTAATTTAGTCTAGAGGGTAAGCCGTGTTACATGCTAATGCGTATTATTACGTTATTTTTTTGTTTACAAACTATTATAATAAATTATAATGATTAAATGAATAAATTAAATAAAGTTGCTGACTTGCTAGAGGAATGGAGCTCCGAAAAAATATTTTGTCGTAAAGAAAATTTTACATATGAAAAGCCTTTGTCTGTGGACGTTTCTGCGGTTTGCATCAATAAGCAAATGGTTTTAAAACAAGTGCAAATTATAGATAATGTGGTTACTTATTTTTCTGGCAAGCCGGACAACCAATTAGCCGCTGAAATATTGGCAGGGTTGCCGGAATTAAAAAAAATTACTTTGTCTTTTTTGGATTAGAGTTTTATTTTCTTTCGTTTTATGTCGGGATATTTTAAATTATCCATTTTTATTCTCTCTATTTTTTATTTTTTATGAACTCTTTAATCTTTTCAGGCTCATATCTAACTATTCTATTCGTTAATTGTATGGAGTCAATTTTTAATTTTCTAAAAGTGCGGGTGTCTGTAATTTTAAATATTTGCATGACCTCGCGCTCGGTCAGTAGGCAATCAATATTTGCTATGGTAGTAATTTTCATAAAATTAAAATACCGGCTCTTTCCAGCATCTGCAATTAATGTCATCGCCCGGGAATCTTGAATCGGGAAAATCCAGCAAGCCTAGGGCACCTGTCACGTTATCAAATTCTTTCCCATCAACTGCTTTATGGGTATCTCGAACTCTTTCGTCTCCCATCGTTACCCAAATAAATCTTGCCACGCCTGCTTTTTGTTCTTTTTCAGTTTGCACAGCATTTGCAAATTTTATAACTTGGTCCCGCGCAATTCTTTTTAAGCCTGCTTCTCCTCTGTCGATTGTCTTACTTACCTTATCAATTATTTCATCGGTTGTTTTGCCAGAATAATATGCATCACGTATAACGTCTTGCAATTCAAGGGCTTTTTCTTTTTTAATATCCTTAACTTTTAGCGCATTCTCAAGGGCTTTTTGCTTCAATGCATTTTCATCGGCAACATTTACAACTTTGGGCTTATTCAATGTTATCCCCAACTCATTGACTTTGTATTTTGTTTTTACAATCCCATTTTCATTGACTAAAAATTTTTCTAGAGGCTGATAAACCATCTTAGGTTGCCCGTTTATGGTTGCCATTTGTTTCGGTCTAATATCTGTTAGCTTCTTAGACCGTTCATTTATTGACTCGTTAAATTTAGATGATACCCAGTTATCTAAAAGTTTAAAGTTGCCTACAAGATTACCAAGCAGTTTATCTTGATTATCCGAATAAGCGAATTCATAATTGAATATTTTCTTGCCTAAGTATCCCATGAGGTTCATAAAAGAATCTTGCTTAACGTCGCGCTGTTTAAGTAGCTCATCTTTTTTTAAATTAGTTATTAGCTCATTCAAGACCTCTTGCATCTCTTCGCGGTAATCGTCACGAAGAGTTTTAAAAAATTCTTTTTCAAGCTGAATGGGATATTTATTTTTCATTATTCGCTAGGGCTCTCCGTCTCAAAGTCCCCTTGTGGATAATTATAATTATCTTCTGGATACCGTAGCTTAGCAATTTGCTGAGGACTTGCAATGCTCTTGTCAATTTCCATTGCATCGGCTTGTGCGTTCTTTAATCTAATGTCGGCTTTTGTATTATCGTCAAGAGAAAAAATATCTTCCCACTCAATTTCGTATTCTACTCCTTGGTATTGTCTAAATGAGTCTTGTTTAAGGATAATGTCGATTATTCGCTTTATTTTTGGCGCCTCTTCTAGCTCTTGTTTTTTAACTAGGCTTGAATAATAATTAAGTGACTGTGGATTATTTGCAAGACTGATTACTCCCTTGGATTGACCAAGGAATATTTCCACAGGGATACCTTCGATACTGCAAAAAGTTGTATTTAGATAATCCATGATTTCTTTAAAGCCAGTGATAGTTAAGTTTTGTTTTTCGAACGATTCAGTTTCGCCGATGACAATAGCCGATTGACTACTCAAAACTTTGCGTAACATATTTAAAGTAGATTTAATAATACTTGCACCGCCTTCTTTTTGAAGCGAGCTAGACTTGTATACTTTTAGTTGAGCCTCGTAAATCATGTTAATAGCCGACCATGCAGAAATAAACAACCCATTGCCTATCATCGCAAGATTGGATACTCGCGATAAGCCGCAACCATAAGTAGGCTGAAAATTATTTACGCTCCACAAGAATCTTGATTCATCAATTCTATGCCCGTCCATTTGGATCGAAACTTTATTGTAATTTCTATCCGTAGGCATATTTTGATTTACCGACACATTAAAATATTCAGAAGGGACAACGTTTATTTTATCTAAACATTTTATTTCTTGTGGCATTGGCTTTGACAGTTCCCTGCCTGCTTGGATCGGATACTTGCTAATATCTGCATCTACAAGAAAATATAGTAAACCGCCGTTTGCATAAATGCGCTCATATTTTTTTAATTGCACAAGGGATTCTTTCAATTTCAGCCTTTCGATTTCTGCGTTGATCGCATGTTCAAACTGTTCATTCTCTGATCCGACTTCGAAACCTTGTTGGTATATGTCCTCAGGTATCAAGTCGATTACGGTTTGTATTTGCGGAATACCTAAATAAATATTTAGTAGCTCCCTTTCCGTATACTCGTTAAATGTTGGCTGTGTGTATGTGAGTTTGTCTAGGCTTGTGCCCATTCCGGTTAGCGAGGATTTCAGACCGTCAAATCTTGCTTGTATTTCTTTGTTAAGAGTAGTCGCTACTTGTCTATTCATATGATTCCTTGTTATGTGTTATGCATATATCTCATTCCAGACTTTAGCTATGTCGGCAGGCTTGTCAAGAACTAATATACAGGCATAGGCCAAACAATCCACAAGGTCATCATGCTTGCCATTTGGGAATTCGAGTAATTGTTTTTCGAGCGTCGAGAATCCATTCTTGAACCAAACTAAGCCGTTTTTAAAATGGACTTGTAAAGGCTCAGCTCTATAGATTTTGTTTCCGTCGGCAGTCAGAGGCATGACGGGGATACCTCGACTTGCTGCATTCTGGATAATATTTAAGCCGAAGATTTTCTTCTCCACTGCTTGATAAATTGGATCCCACTTATTGCGGAGACTAGTCATAATGTCATCATGCGTTGTAGTGAGTGCCTGCTCGTTAAAAGTATCCAACACAATTATATTATTCGCATGTATGGCAAACGTTATACAAGCGAAGTCATCGGCTGTTTGCGATACGGTCCCGGCAGGATCAATTGTTTGGTAGATACGAAGGTCAGTTTTTCGGATTGCCTCTTCGCCTAAGTAGATAAATATTTCCGATTCTTTGTAATACTTAAAATCCTTTGCTTTAAAAATATTACCTTCTGCTGTGGTGGGGTTTTGTTGGTATAATGCAGAAAATTCAATCTCAGATTCTTTTTTAATACCTTCATAAATTTCGGCGCTTATCCACTCTTGCCAAAGTGCCTCACCTTTTTTTCTTGGGTCATCGTATCGAATTATATTGTGCTTCATTCTTTGATTGCCTGTATGCGCAATATATCCCATACTCCGTAATTGTCACTATTCAAAATTCGACCGGCAAGATCGTCTGTATGCCAGCGAGTGTTCATAAGGATAACACGCGTTACGTTTCTTACTCTAGTCCAAATAGCAGATTTCCACAATGACCAAATTGTATTCCGGTAAGTTTCGCTCATTGACTCCATTGAATTTTTAATCATATCATCTACAATTAGGTGAGTGAATGGGCGCCCCGTGATAGACCCGTCACGTCCTACCGCTCGAAGGTTGCCAGAATATCCGACTATATCGAAAGTATGAGACGTATTTTTGGCAAACGATTGTATAGATGTAACCACGTTTTTAGAATTTAGTTTTGTCTTCGGGAATAACAACTGGTACTCTGTGGAGCTCATCATCATTTTAATATCTCTAACGAAGTCGATTGCGAATTCATCGTTGTAAGAGATTAGCCCGATTCGAGCGTTAGGATTGACGCCGAAAATATAAGCAGGTAAGCATCTAGATACTATTTCGGACTTACCAGTCTGTGGAGGGGCAAATATCATTAGCCGCTTGAGGTCGTCGAATATGAATCTATTGATTGTATCTGTGATTACTTTATGATGCCAATTTACTTGGTAGTCAGGCTTGATTAATTGGATGAATGAAAGAATGTCTTTTGGGGCTTGTAAGACTAAACTTTCTAAACTGAGCAAATCATTCTTTGTTTCGATTTCGTTCATTTAGAATTTTGACGGCTATTTCCATTTCAGGAGTTAGACCAAGATTTATATTCCCTTCGTGCTCAATAACTTCTTTCGGTTTACCGCCTGAGTAGTGGTGTATTATTTCCATCGCTTTCGGGTTTCCTTTCAATGCTCGATTGAACGTAGAGACGACAAGCAATTCGTAATTTTTCTTTGCTTTTGGATTTAATTTTCTAACCTCAGCAAGTAGTTGCTCGGGTGCTTTTAATGACAGAAACTTATTATAAGCAGTAGACCAATTGACAGAACCTTTCGGTCTGCCTTTCCCTAATTTATTTCCTTTCTCGAATGGTTTTAAGTTTTCTGGATTTGGCATATTTTCATGTTATTTTCATGTTATTTTTAACTTTCTTTGTATTCTTTTCCATTTACTTTTATTTCCAATTCGGGGAAGTTCTTTCTCATGCGGTTAATAATGACTTGGCAGTAAATCGGTTCAAGTTCCATACCGTAGCAAGTTCTTTGTAGTGTTTGACAGGCTACTATTGTAGAGCCTGAGCCAAGAAATAAATCTAAACAAATTTCATTGTTGTTTATTGAGTCGTTTATTGCTTTTTGAATTAATTCTACAGGCTTCACCGTTGGATGTTCATAAGGAGCAACTCTATTAAATTCCCAAATATCCTGACCTCGTTTCCCATCCTTAAATTCATACCTTCCATTATGTGAATAAATCATTATTTCATATTGCCCAGCATAACTCCCTTTTAAATCACCCATAGACCAATTATTTTTCTTCCAAACAATCAAATTTTTTATTACTAGATTTGTTTTTTTTACTTCATTGATCCACTCTTGTAAAGTTTGCCACCCGCAGAAAATATACAAAGGAGTATTATCTTTAATAGAGGGGATAACTAAAGGAATAAAGTTTAAAATTTTATCATCATTAGTAAGTTGTTTATGTTTTGATTGGTGATTACTTTCATACTTATATCCATAAGGCGGGTCAGTAAATACCATATCCGCCTTCTTCCCATTCATAAGCCTTTCAACGTCTTCTTTTTTTGTCGAATCCCCGCACAATAACCTATGCCTTCCTATCTCTATTAAATCGCCTACTTTGATATTTGTTTTAATCTTTGCAGTATCGTCTATCGAATCGTTTTCTAGCTCTTGAGGCATATCAAAATCAAGTTTCAATTCTGGTATTTCAATCTGTGATTTCAATTCGTCAAGGTTCAAATCGCTTACCCATTCTGCCAGTATATCACTATCAATGTTTTTGTATTTGGAATTGTAGATAAGGACCGCTTTCTTTGCCTCTGTTTTGTTCTTGAGATGGAGAAACGAGCAAGGCAGTTTATCAGGGATTGTAACCGCGTATTCTTTGCCGTCTGGATTCTTTGGATATATCGCGCCCGATTCTAAAAGCTGTAAAACCTCATGTCTAGAGTGCCCGTCTATAATCAGTATTTGCCCGTCTTTCTCCCATACATAAAAATTCATGGAAAAACCATTTTGGCAGAGGCTATTGGCTAATTTTTGTAATTTATGCGGTTCTGTTTTTTTTAGATTGTCGGGCTGAAAAGGGACAAGCTTCTTCCATTCTACCATTTCAGTTTTAATTAATCGGTTGTTTAGTATGTTCATAGGTTACTTATAATTATCCGTTTACTATCGCTTTGTCAAGTAAATAAATAGGGCTTGTATACTTGTCAATATACCGTTGAATACTTTTATCATTCGGATACCCTGCCAGCGCAAAAAACTTTTTGTAAATCTTGCGTAAATCTTTTGGGCTGTTCAGCCAGAAATAAACAGCGCCACGATCTGCAAGCTTTATGATTGCGCGGGGTCTATTCTTATTCATTCCTCGGATTGATTTTTGCATTAGTTCAGCCTTGAATTAAAACTTACTCTATCACTGACAATATTCCTTTTGGGATTATGCGCATTAGCAAGAGTATATAAAAGCCTATACCGGTTTAGTTTTACTTCTGTAGGAACTTGTAAAAACAATTCAGTATCCATGTCTTTATTTACCGCATCATTTTGACATAGCAATTCTGAACGAACAAGTAATAAATATTCATCTACTAAACGGCTGTCGAATTGTTTAATAAATGGCAACCCGTCCTTATATCGTTCCGGTCTGTATTTTTCTGGTCTTGGTATTTTATAATTAATTTTTTTAATTTCCTTTTCCTTGATTTCGTTTTTCTTGCACCAGGAGATTATTTTTTCTTTGATTTGCTTCTGAGTCATTTCGTAATCCCATTCCTTACCAAGAATTTAGACAATGCTTTCGCGTTCGTATCCAAAAACATATGCTCAATAATCTGCTTAACAGTTAACCCTTCCTTGCGAAGCTTTGCGAACTGTTCGACCTGATCCGCTCCGTATTTCGTGTTTCCGTGTTCGTATTTTGTTAGAGTCTTTTTGCTCATTTTATCCCCTTTGAATTTTCCTTTAATCGTCTTTGGATTAATTCGTGGTTAATTGCATACTCTTTTGCTTTTCCTGTCCTTTGCAGGACCGCAATGTGGATCACGTCACTCCAAAATTTAGCCGGGCTTGTCTTGAGCGAGTTAATTATGATTAGTCTGTTCATCCTATCGCTCCCTTGAATGCCTTACTCATTAAATATAATGTAACTAGGCATATAGTAATTATCAAGATCATAATCTGCATTCCATGTAATCGGTAACGGTTTTTTTAAACTGTTCGAGGGACCAACAAAAACAAGCATAATGACCTTCTATCAATAATTGACTTATAACATCTTGCTGAATTTGCAAATGTCCGTCATCGGCTTTTAATGTTCTACCGCCTTGCAGGAATGGAGTCTTTTTTTTTAATTCAATAAATAACCCCGAATACTTCCCATTGTTTTTTAGAAAAATAAAATCCGGTAATCCTTTTTTTAAACCGCCTGTTTTTTTGGCTTTGGCAATTTGCCCGTAATTTAATTTCATACCCTGAAATGAGTTAAAGAAAAATAATTTCTCTAGTTCTGCATACCTTGCATTCATCCAATCGTTGCATTGTTTTTGTAAATCCTCTTCTGATCCAAGACTTACATTTTTTTTGTTTACCGAACTGGTAAAGGATTTTCGTTTAAATCGAATCATACCTTTCTCAACTTCTCCAATTTCATTTTTTCAACCTTTCTCATGTTCTTTGTCTGTATCAACTTCTTTTTTATCGAAATCTTTTCTTTGTTCCGACTTAGACTTTTTCGGCTTAACAACCTTGACCTTGATAATATCCGCTTGCAAATACGAATAGCTTGCCATAAGAATAATACCAATTATCCACGCTAATAATTTCCTAAATCCCATTTTTTTATGTTCTCCTTTTTTGTTTTGTATTTTCGCTTTTTCGTTTTCAATTAAGCTTTCCAGCTTGTTTATTTCTCTTGCTCCAAGATTAAACTTTTCCGCAATTACTAACTCCTGCTCTAATTGTCTCAAATTGTTCATAGCCACTTTTTCCATAATACAATAAAATCTTCTATTGCATTGACTATAGATTCAAAAGTTTTAATATTTTTTGTAATCTCAAATTTCGG